CCAGTTGAATTCTTCAAGTTCTCTAGGTGTAGGATATTTGGATACTCTGACTTTAGAGTCTTACAATCATCCCACCATTCCTGTGTGCCGTTCGTATTCACCAAATATATGTCATGACCGAGTTTTTTACAAAGTTCGGCAGTGGCAATCGTGGTTGAAGATCCTCCTCCACTGAAAAAGGAGAACTGGAAGTTCGCAGTGATACCGACCTTCATTCTTTTTTGAGACCGTATTCAGATATGACTGGTTTAACCGCATACGAGTTTAATCCACGCCTTCTGGAGATCGGGATTATAAGGAGAATGAGTCCATGCTAAGAGTCGCGCATGAGACTTATAGGCTTCCAGAAGTTCACCGTGGCGTTCTCGTACAAATGAAATTTTGGAAATCATATTATTTACACTATTTCCTTCATAGCAATATCCATACTCTTTCCAGGATTGCGCATTGTGAACTACAGGGAAACCGGACCAGAGCAACTCAAGAGTCATGTAATTATATTCATTATTCCATTGGTGAAGAACAAAAGTGGCACTCGGATACTCTGTCATCATAGTAATCATATCTTTGCGACCGATAAATACAAGTTTACCGTCTTTTTGAAGATCAAGTGTATTCAAGATAGATTCTTTAAAGAAAGGTATGGATGCCATACGATCGCCGTTAACAACAACAACCTGACCATTCCAGTCCTTGTTTTTTCTATACCAGCCCTCAAGAGCCATGATCGGAAGAAGACCGGTTTTCTGAAAACTGATGTTAGGTTCCATCACAACGAATGTTTCCTTCTCGTCACCACGTCTAGGGCGCCACTGAGGATTGCGACGATTACCATCCGTTAGGATACATGAATCCCATACGTAGGGAGCAATCTTTCTTTCTTGAGCAGGATCTACCTGGTTGAGGGCACAGGCATACTCGGAGTGCTGTCCATAATGCGGAGAAACCCAGATTTGATCCATTTCACCAATGACGTGGTGACTGAAATTCATTGAGGGATAGAAGACAGGTGTTTCAATGTCAATATTCAAGATATTACCAAGATAAAGCTTGAAAGTCTTTGCGCCGATCATTTTCAAGAAACGCCGAAGATTAGGATCAATGCTCATTCCGATTTCAATATAAGCTTTAATCGGAAGAGGCTGCTTTACAAGATCTTCAATACTAAGAACACGTGTTGTCCGAAGAACTTCGGGAATTTTTTCGATGTTGGTTGGCTTCGTATTCACAACCAAGATCGGAGTCCATCCAGCCGAATCAAACATCTTGTACAAAACAAAGACATTCTGAAAGAGACCATTGGCAAAAAGATTATCATCTGTAATTGTGGCAGTCGCGAGTAAGACAATCGGACGTGAAGCAAGCGGCGCGATATCAGTTATGTTACAAAGTGGTAAATGTTTGGAGATGGGTACAGAACCCATACGTGTCATCCCCGCTAAGTCATAGCCGTGCTGAGAACTCATACTGTTTCGTGTGTAGGATCTTGTTTTTCTGTATATCCGCATACTGTAGGGAGATCGTCTTCGGATGGCAGCAGCAGCTTTTTCAACAAATGATTTATTGGTTCGAAACAGCCGGATTTCATTCGCTAAAATTGCGCCAGATGTCAGTGGTCGTGAAGAACGTTTTGTTATTGCGAATGACTACGAGGGATACACAGTTCATTTTGGTCCATCGTCAATGATATCAACAGTAAATGGAGATGTTCTTCAGTCTCTATTTCCTGGTGAAGCCGCCTTCACATTTAATGTTAAAACAAAGCGCCTCGGAATTGGAGGTATTTCAAGCCCCCAATATGCAATTGATATAAGTTCAAATACGGGTATTCGTATTCTAGGTGGTGGATCCTTCGTTGGTGATGCGAAAGGACTTATTTCCGTGCCTACGGCTGCTTTATTCGGTATATTGTCGACTACACTATTTTCTGCAGGAAGTATTCCAATCTCTGCGCTGATTTCTACAAATAATGCCACTTTACTCGGAATCAGTGTACCTACAACTTCGCTATTTGGTACTCTAACTACATCACTCTACGCCCCATCAACAATTCCCTTGGCTGCGCTTCAAGGGAGTGGTCTTTTACAAGCAACCACGTTCCGTGGTGATGGTTCGCAGCTTTCAAATATTCCATTGGGTGCTCTTAATGGAGCATTAACAACAGGATTTTTTCAACCCAATTCTATTCCTGCGTATGCTTTACCGAGCACTGGAAACTTCTGGATCCGCGATGCGAGTGGTGTACTTGCGGCTCCTTTCGTAAGTACAGGAACTCTTACAGCCACATACATTTCTTCAGTTCTTCTTCTTTCGACGGCAAATATCAATACAGCAGCGATTACAACTTCATCCTTAACGCTAACAGGAAAATTCAATGTAACTGGTATTTCAACGGGTATTTTGGATGCGGGTGGTGTAAATGTTGTTGGTACTGTACAAGCAGATAATTTTATTGGTAATGGTACACTATTGACCGGTATTAACCCATCGAACTTATTGACAACAATTCCCTCCAATAAGTTTGGATACCAGACAATTTCGTTTGATGCGTTAAATCCTTATGGTGATTTCCGTGTTCTAGGTGGAAGTGCTTATGTAGATGGACCTGTCAATGTAACAGGCACTACAACGAGCGCCTTTTTTGCTGGCGATGGTTCTCAACTTACCAATTTACCCTTTGGACCACCACTGGCAAGTACTGTGGCTGGACTGGGTACAGCTGGATTTATTTCAACGATTACTGGTGGATCAGGTGGTATCGGTGATATTACTACCGCAAATATAAATTCTACACTTACTGGTCTAGGCACAGTAGGATATCTTTCAACTGTACAGGCTATCTTTGTTTCAACTACACAACTTACAAGTACAGTCACCGGTCTAGGCACAATAGGGTATGTATCAACACCTGGGAATCTTATTTATAGTGACGAGTGGATTCAATCAAATTTGATCAATCCGCCTTCATCTATTTTATTCGGAACACCTGTATCTCAGAGTTCAGAGATTTTTATTCCGTGGACATACCCAACTCAGATCAATGTTGGATTTCAGAGTTCCTGGGTTCCTGTGATTAACTCGATTACAGTTATGCTTTCAACACAACTGACCTCTATTAATCCATCAACAATCATATCAACATTATCGACTGGAATGGTAAATTATCATAATGGAGCAAATTATATTACAGGAGCCGTGCTAACAAATACAGTTCAAGCAACAGGGGTACAGTTAAAAACATTTCCTCAAGATGGTCAACCGCGGTATGCATTTGTATATTATGCTCCAACTCTTACAAATCTAACCAGCAATGGGCAACTGATTGCGTGGTACAATAACTACAATATAGGTCGTAATATGGCATCGACCATTTTTTCACCTTTTTTGGCAGCTGGTCCTCCCTCGGCGCCGCGTAAATTACAGAGTACAAATGTTACATACCAAAGTCTATCGTTCTTTTTCAGTACACCTCAGTATGCAGATACACTCAATCCTGGATCTGTCGCTACAATTTCACGCTATGATCTATCATTTAATTCAGTACCGATTCCCGGTGTGCGATATGGAACAGCAATCTATGATGCGCAGACAGCAGCAATTACAAGTCCATTTACATTCGTAGCGAGCCCTGACTCTACTCAAGGGAATGTAATTCAATACAATGCGATAAACCTTTATCCTGATTCAAAATATAATTTTTACGTGAAGGCGACAAATTCGGCGTCAATCGCTGGACCGTTCGCTTCAACTCTTGGAATTAGTACATCCTATTTGACTCCAGATTCAGGTATCACAGTAAGTTTCGCCTCAAGATATTTTTCTGGAACAATCAAGCGAGTTACAGACAATGTGACAATCACAACACTTTTGAATACAAATACAGACTGGACGAGCGCAAACTTTATCGTCCCCCTACATATCTTAACAAATCGTGGAACGACAGCAGCTGGAATTGCATCTCTTGCCACAGCGATTTCTGGCGCAGCGTCAGTGACTGGACCCACTGTAACATTCAATGGCTTTCCCGCCGCAACGCCTGCGGCTGGAACTCAGAACAATCTTACAGTAACTCCAACAAACGTTTACGATCAATACGCAACTCCAGCACGGTATCAAGGTTTTTACTTAAAAGCGTCCAATACTGTAACCATTAAACAGGCTATTTTCTCGGCGACCCCTACGCAATATACGCATACTACCACATTAACACAAGTAGCTACACCCATCACATCACAACTCTCATTTTATTATGATGGTCTCTTAGGAACTGCTACAGTCCTTGATATGGCATTTAACTTTTCTATAGGAACACCGCCGACAAATAGCTATGTATCAGGAGTAAGAGTAATCTCTGGACAACCGACCCTGAGTACGATTACAGGCGCGTCAAATTTGGGTCAATATTTCTACAAATCTCCCATGTTATCCTACACAAATACTGCAGGGTCTGCCATAACGAATTTCTCAGAGACAGATCTTTCTCGCGTAGTTTCGGGTTCAAATAGTGGGCAAATTCTTCAGAATCAGAGAATTGGGTTTTCAAACGGCTCCTTTCAAATGAATTCTCTTGCTTCTGCCTATGCCACATCGATTACGATGACTGTAACCGCAGCAAACCCCTCAAATACCTCTGGGGCTTTTTCAGCAACTGCGCTCCCATGTATTATAGATGGTCCTTCTGTGACACTCATCAACACAACACTTCCAGGATCTCTGAATACACTTTATAGTGGAGGAGCTGGGGTAGGATGTAGAATCTGGTCGTTTTCAAATTACGATGGGACAACATATGTACCGCCCTATATTTTTGCATCAAATGGCACGAATTATTCATACACAGGCTTTTTGTATACAACAACATGGCACCAATATTCAATTGTAGGTTCAGCACCCGCCTATGTTCTTTCAAATGAACTTCAAGTGACAAATGGTGCCCATCGGTCGAAAGGAACACGGACGGATTGTTATATTGACTACAGAACAAAACAATACAGTGCTACAGATTTGAATACAGTTGATTATAGTGGTGTTCTTACATCTGGACATCGTTTCGCAACATTTGCGTGGAAAGTATCCAATCAAACTACAAATTTCTCTGTACTTCGTTTTACAATTACGTATGTTGCTGCCGAGAGCGATGCAATTTCAGTATCGAACAATCTCTTGATTTTTACAGGAACGTCTGACACACTG